TTCGCCAACTGCATAAACCATAGCTGTACGTAAACGAAGAAGCTTGTCTTTCATTAGTTCTTGAGCATAAGCTTTTGCCCATGTAAGATTATCAAAGTTTGGACAATCTTGTTTACGACCACCCGGACGCCATCCAACTACACGAAAGTATAGAGCATTATTACGGATGTTTTCTTCCCATTCATCTACTGGTTTTAGATCTCCACGTTTTGCTACCATAAAAAAATCCTCCTTGTGATGTTATTATTCTATCACAAAGAGGATCAATTGTAAACCATAAAATTATATTTATTCGTCTCGATCTCTTATAGACCATTTAGAATTAAATAAACGCTTTCTCAATTCATAAGTATATCTACTCGTTTCTTTCTTCATATCTACTCTTTTTACTTTATTTACTCGTTTAGAGAATGTAAGACTACAAATTGGATCTCCAGCATGATAAACATATTTAGCATCTTCTTTAGGAAAGAATAGAAATGTATTTAGCTGAATTGGCTTTGATGATTGTTTTAAAATTCCAGGAGAAACACGATATTCTGGCTCACAATATAAGAGTGGTTCACCAAAATAAATATCAAAATCTTTATTCTTTGCCCAAAAATTTGGTACAGTTTTTAAGATGATCTTTTTTTCTAGATGGCTGCTTTTCATTTCATTAGCATGCCCAATAATCGTAATTGCTTCAGGACTTTGGCATGAATATTTCCAAGTACCATCTTTGCCTGTTTCAATTAAAACATCACATGGCCAAAGTAAATTTGCAGTTCGTGTAAAATATTCGCCTAGTCCTGGACAAGTCTTGACACTTCTTACATTGTTTGCATTATTTGAAATAAGCCTATTCCAATCATTTTTTAACACTTCTCCTAAGCTATTATAGCCATGATGGAAAAGGCTAAGCCTGTCCCACCATGAAGGTCTTAAGACTTTTTGTATGTCTAAGAAATCACGCAGCTCATCGCCTTCTGGAGGGGTGAAATGCTGGCCTGGACGGTTATTAAAATCATATTCTAATACTGACATTATGTTTACTCTTTAAATGCGCTATATTCACCACCAATATAATTGAGATTTAATACTAATCTAGTTTTAGAATTTGTACTAGTGGTACCGAAATGCTCCATAGAACCATCAAAGTAAACAAGTCTATTTGCTTTTGATTCCACCTTTGTGCCATCACTAAATCCAGTATATCCATCATTATCATTAATATAATATACCGCAGTTGTAAATGGAACTGAGATGTTAGCATCGGTGTGAGGCAAAAACTCGTGTACTTTTGGAGTTACTGGAGTTAGATTTAATTTTGCTCTTAATAACATTTCAGGAGCAAGACGGTCTAAAACTGGAGCAATCAATCCAATTTGATCACTTGGACCATTTAAAGCTCCTAGGCCTTTATAAAATATATGGACAAATTGTTGCTCATAAATACTATCTTCAAAATCTTCGCTTCTCGCTTTATATGGATAATAAGTCCAAGGGATCTTTGGTGTATTATTATTTGAACCTATGAGAGTCGTTTTCAAATAAGCAAATTCTGGAGCTGGTAAAAAATCATCAATGACAGTAATACCATTGATGACTTCAATCTTATCTTCTTCTTCAATTTTCATTATATAACCTTATTGATTAGATTCAGTATTATCTATAAAGGTTTCCAATACACCAAAAATGCCTTCAATTTTTTCATGATGTGTATCATGATCTAATTTATGCTGAGCATATAGAGCAGAATGAGCTCCACTCAACTTTAAAAAGTCATTGTTAATATCCACAATCTGTGCTTGTAGATCATCCATACGAGCATCATTTTCTTTGATGCCTTCCGCTAATGTGTAAATAATAACTGCTGCAATAATTTCCATAACTACTCCTTTACTTCAATTCTCATACAAATCGCTTGCTGGTTGACAGGAAAATGACCAAAGCCTATCCCAATATCAGCGCTTAATTGTTCTCGTGCAATAAAGCATTCTGTGTGCGTCTTAAAGACACCGTTTCCGACAGTCATAATTTGACCATCCCAATACGTCATAAATACTAATAACCAAGCCATACTATTATCCTTTATATATTTCAGTGGGGAGACTTTCCGCGGTGTCTCCCCACCTATCTTCACTGTACACCGGAAGACCGTGCATCATTACGAGCTGATGGCCACTCACCATTCCAAAGACTGCAGATCATTGGATGGATTTTAACTGGCGATCCCGGAAGGACTCGAACCCTCAACCTGCTGATTAGAAGTCAGCTGCTCTATCCAGTTGAGCTACGGAACCGTTACTTTACAAAGGTAGTTTGATAAGTTACACCATCAACTGTCCATGTGATGATAGAATAATCGTATACTTTCTTATTTACATCTTTGTATTCAGTAATATTTTCGCATTGGCGTTCAGTCTTATAACCAGTGATTACTGTTTCAGTTTTTGGTTTATTTGCTTTGTCAGCTGCAATGATTCCACCAAGAACTGCACCAGCTGCAGCACCATCATCTTTACCAGTTACACCTTTACCGAGCAAACCACCAAGAATCATACCACCTAGTACATCACTGCCTGATGCACCACCACCTTGACGTGTAACAGTTCCATAGATTGGAACCTCTACGTTTTGACATACTTGACGAGTATAAGGTGTAGATTCAATTACTGTAGCAAACACATCTTCCACGTTTGCTGAGATTTGTTCAGCCATAGCAGGTGTTGCTACTATAGCTGAAGCCATTAGAATACGTATCATTTTTTATCGTAAGCCTCTTTCCAGATTTTTGTTGTATCTTTGGCACCTTTGTTAGCACCAACCATCCATCCCATTAGGAATGACAGAAAGCACATACATAGGACTTCAATTACCAAAAAAGTTTCATAAGACATAGTTTATTCTCCTTCAACATAAAAACGAATAGTTACTAGATTACCATCGCGTTCAGCGACATGATACTCTAGTCCTTTTGAACGAACTAGAGTAGCTAAGATTTTAATTAAAGCAGAATAAGTCATTATGCTGCTTCTACACATTCATTCCAAAATTGCTTTGCACCGTCATCGGTAGCATAACCTTCTTCAGTAGCAAAATCCATATCTGAAGAAAAGTAGCAAGAAGGAGAAATGCCGTACTTGTTAATGAAGTATACACCATCTTCTAATGTATCTGCGCGGCGACCAATCTCACCTTCTGCTGTTTGAATACGAAAGCTAAGACCACCTGAACAAGCATTTACAAAGTTGATTCCGTTTGACATTTTCTATCTCCTTCATTCCTTATATTAATAATCTACCATATTTCAAATAGAATGTAAACAAAAAAGTGAGCAGTCAGCTCATTTTTTTATGGAGAAATTGTTATTTCTTTTACTCTATGTGGTTGGTTTAACACCCAATCTATAACTTCAACACAATAGTCAACAGACATTTTTGGTCCATTATAATGCTCCGCTCGAGGAGTATCAAACCAACCGAACCTAATACTAGTTGTATTTATTCCGCTATGAAACAGCTGTTCATTTGCTTTATCTAAAGCAGCTTTTTCTACGGCATAAGGATGCATTCTATTTTTGATTCCATCACTAGACATAGAACTAATGTTAATAATTCGTTTGCCTTGATGAGCTGCCTTATATAAAAGTCTTACCTGTTCATATCCATCGTGCTTACAATTGATGAATATATCACAAGGCTCTAAAGATCCTACGTTTCCGTATTTCCATGCAAGAGCTTTACCTAATCCACGTCTTGTGCCTGTGATATAAAATTTATCCATTTTTCTTCACTGCATTAAGCATTATCAAAGCGTATCCAAGAGTCTTGATATCGATCTCCTGAATCCCGTCCCAATCTTTCTCCATTATTCTTCTCGCGCATTCTACTACTGTCAATTTTTGTCCATCCATCTAAATCATTCAAGTCAATATTATCAAAGGGGTCGTTACTTATAACTTTCTCTGACACTATCTAGACCTCCTTTTACCCGTGAAGGGTATTCTCCAATAAACGTTCCTGCTTCTAGCATGTCTTTACTTAAGTATTTTTTATGTGGATGCTCTATCTCATCCCAATGATCTAACATGCGTTTTGCTAACATATCAAAAATGCTATCCTCTAATATAGGATCGTCTTCTTCGTAATAGGCATATGCTGCCATTAAGTACCACGGAACATACATATTGATAGAGTCGTCGCATGTATCAATACACGCTTTCTCAATACCTTGTTTGTCCATCCCATTTTTCCTTTAACTGTTTCTCTAAACGATGCGCTTCTATTTCCCAAGGTCTATCGTCATATGGCATATCCCATGAGTATACAGCTTTTTGAAATCTCACTTCGTGTACCCACTTATAAATCATCCGCTTTGAGACGTATTGCCATACATGAACCATTTCATGTAGGATAGTACTAATCATGTCTTCGAGGGGAAGTGATACATCGATGCGGATCGTAAACTCACGATCACCTTCATCCATACAGTCGCCGTAAACTCCTTGCTTTTCTGCCAACTTGCGTATCGTTCTAATATTTATATAAACAGGTTTTCTGATACGAGGCATAAGGATTTTACTGGCAAACATCACAGCTTCAGTGATGGCTTTCTTACGGTACTTAGCACACTTAGTTTCAAAATCAATAACAATCATACTAGTATTCTATACTATTAAATTACGATTGTAAACTAATTTTTTGTGCGTACCTCAACATTTTCTGGAAGTTGAATTTTAGAGTCAGCATGCTTGTGATAAAGGACAAACTGAGTATTTTTAAACTCATTGAAGATGCCTTTCCAAATAGGACGCCATCTATCATTAAGTCTTACATTATTTGTAGCGCCACGATCAGAATTTAATACAAAATCTGTATAGCTACGTAAGTTCATATCAAAGATTGAATCAAACCCATACATATGGATAGTATCACCTTTCAAACGATTTGCAGCATAGTGAACAGCCATATGACCACAATTAAAATTGGTGTACATGTTTCCAAGAGTTTCATTTGGAAATAGTTTAGTATATGGTGGAATATCAGTATAGAACTCTCTAATTTTATGGCCGAATTTCATTTTAAAGTTACCACGGTTTTGGTCATACCATAGTTTTGGTCTATATCCTAGTACCCAATTGCCATCGATTGTCACGCTACCTTCAGTCAAAGCTGCAGACATTTTAAAGTCAACAATACATGATGCATATAAATTTTCAATTGGCATAGGTGCTTGATTGCAAGCGAGTTTAATACCCTTTGCTGGCTTATACATTTGAGCATTATCGCCATTACCAATTACATGAATATTTCTAGTCATGCTTCCAATAATCCTTTATCCAAGTTTGTGGGTTATATGTTGCCATTGGAGTTACAATGGTTTCCGCCATCGCCTGTTCAATACTTGGTCTTCCGTGGAAACAAACGATTGAAACATCTTTATTCGGTGGTCCTGGATATATATCATATTTGTAAGACTTCAATTTGTCTTTATATTTGTGTTGCAATAAAGTACGTTGATATGGATTAATAATAGAACTTAGATATTCACCATCACCTCTATAAGTGTCTAAAACACGATCATGGCTGAGTACAAATTCATTCCAAATAAAAGAAACAGGATTAAAATCCCATGCCATTACACCAGTTTGTAATTTATTTTTTAGATGTGGTTGGTGTGCATTCACCGCTCCAACATCTTCAATACCCATAAACCATGATCGATCTTCGAGCAACCAATCAATATTACCAGTAATAATAGTATCAAGGTCTAAGTAAACCATTCGATCTCCAGCTTTATTTGCTGGATCAAATAGTTGTAGTTTATTCCACCATCCTTCGTATCCAGGTCTTAGTATTTTTGTTTTAACACCTGGAATTCCTTTATCAGAAAAGCATACAAATTCATGGGGAATTGTTGTATTTCGTTCTACTGCTGCTTTTAAATTATAAACATAATCTATAGAAAACTTATTGCCCCAATAGACACAAGCGACTGTCACTGTCATATTATACTTCCTCTATCACATAGTCCTTATTATACATATGCTTGGCTAAACACCCTTGTTCTTTTTGGATGGTTGTAAATGTTTCTCTTACCTCTACTGGCCAAGGATAATATTCCTCTAGAAATGGAAATGTTTCAACATTTAAGAATACATCAGTAGGTCTAGCTTCAAGTCTTGCTCTTTCAACAAGCACTTTAGCAGCGTTTGGTTTGACACGATAAGCGTGTGCTCCAGGAAAATATGGCTTAGAAACTAAACGATTTCTACCAAGCATTGGTGGTTGATTAAAATTACCATATGATGGTTTACCAAATGAAATACAACCATTATGCTCTACATTTGGTATATTGTCCATAATAATAGCATCATGTTCAAATATAGTAACTTCTTCATTCATCTCTATTGATGTTAACCACAAAGCAAAGTGAGAACAGAAAGCTGCACGGGCATTATCCTCTCTTGAAAATTTATTATTATCAAAGAGTTTATCGTTTATCTTTTGTTCTTTAATAAAATCTTTACAAGTTGCTGGAGTAAATGCTTCAAAGAAATCGATTTGTAAATCAAATCGTTCTCCCGATTGAATACATTTTTCTGCAGCTAAAATAGATTTATCATTGTCACGTAGTGTAATAACAAAATTTTTCATAATTATCCTTGGGTTGTAGATTTAATCCCTTGTAATCCAGTAAAGAATGGATATGCTTGATGTAATACTGGACCCATTAATTGTCTACACATCAATGCGTCATTTGGCCATAAACCATACTCACCAATTATTGATAAGAGTTTACGTGCTGGCTTTGGTCCAATTATATATGCTGAATTTCCAGCAATGCCTTGAGGAATTTCTTTTGAATCAATCCAGGGAGATGGTACAGTAATTGAAGGGCCTTCATTTGAAGCCTCCATAACTTTTTCTAAATAAACATTAGCTTTTCTTGTAGCCCCGCGTGGATCATTTAGACCAATAATACCAAAATCATCACTAGCGTTTAGAGTTTCATCTTTTTTGATATACATTTTTCGCCAATGTTCAATAGTAAATGGTCTTTTCATAATAGCATCATGTTCAAAGATAACTATTGGATGATTTAAATTGGCTGCAGTAACCCATAATCTCATATGAGAAACTAAACATGCTACAACCTTTCTATAATCTTTAGCACCATAGCCACTTAATTCTAATCCACTTTTTAAATCCAAACGCTTTTGTCCTGGAGTGGTTGGCCATGTCCAAGCATCTAAAGTTAAACCAAGCTTTTCAAGATCTTCATCCAAAGTTTCTAGAGTTGTGGCTGGATATATTACTGGATTAAATAGACTTTTTGTCTGGCGTATAGATTGAATTAATTTTCTAGCGCCTACAGTAGACGCTGAGTCGTTATGCATTGTAATAATAAACGATGGAATTCCAAAAAGAAGATTTTGTTCTATCTTATTTGTGAATGCACTCAAGTCACCATTAAATATATTAGAATTGAAATTATCTTTTATGGAATTTACTAAATCATTCATTGGAAAACCTATTTTTAGATCTATTTATTCTTCTATTAAACCGCGTTCTACTAATTCATAGTAGTTTTTCATCTTAGCACCATAAACTCCATCTTCATCTCCATATGGTCTTTTGCGGATATGAATCAAATAAGACTCTTCAACTTTTGGAAGATAATGACTATATTGCCATTTCTCATCCAGCGATTTATCATAGACACTATAACCTAGTTTACCATACACCGCAAGCATATGTAGAATGCCTTCATCAACATATGGCTTTGGACTAATTTGACGCATCATAGCTTTTGTGGTTGGATTAATTTGTTCTCTGAATTTAAGTCGTGTTTCTTTATCTAGTACATAACATGCACCGGACCAGAGCTGGACATTACGATCTGAGAATCCAGGAAACTCTCTACAGAAATTTGGATGTTGACGATCTCTATGGACTGAATCATAGCAGGCTACTCCTTTTGCTTCAAACACATTCATGCCCATATCTTTACGAACAAACATATCGGTGTCTAACATAACCACTGTGTCATAGTCATCATATTCTTCATTTAACATGCATAGCTTTTGGCATTGCATACGAAGATCTTCCATAAATGGTTTACCATTCAACATTTTATATTCTGCACCAAGACTCTCAGCATAGCGTGCGATATTCTCAGAACTCTTCTCTACAATAAAGTGCTCTTTTTCATGAAGGTATTTTTCATGTGGTTGGAAATGTTGTAGGATAATATTCTTCATAGTATTTCAAGTCCATATATTTTTCTAACTGCATCTGGAATCTGATTTTTACGTGAATTACAATAATGCATCATTGTAGCTTGTGGATGTGCTTCTTCTGGTAAATCACAAAACTTATCGTGTGGAACCATTAATTGTTTTTTATCTTTTAAAATACCAGACTGATGAATCATCCAATGCATTTGCTGTTCGTCATTTGGTGGCATTGATGTTTTAAAGCGTGACAAGCTTGGATCACTCATATTTTCATTACACATTTCTTCTGATGGAATATGTTTACGTAATGCTTGACGTTCTTCACGAGTTAATTTAATAAAGTTACCAAAAAATAATGGTTCACCTTGACGATACAAGTTTGGCCAGTATTTACCTTGCTTAGTTGCTTGTTGAGAGCTCATAGCTTTTAAATGTAATCGACCAATTCCTTCATATTGAAATACATCATCAATATGTTTTGTGGCAATCATATCAGCATCTAACATTAGAACTTGATCATATTTATCGTATTCTTCTAAGATTAATGCTAGCTTTTGAGATACCGCTCCTCTAAATTCTCCCATAGGCCATCCGTCAATAAGTCGGTATTCAACACCAATAGATTGAGAATATTTACGTATCGTTTGAGTGGCACAACTAGCCCATTCAGGCATAGATTTTCCATTAAGATTATTCCAATGTTGTAATATTAAATTTGCCATTGATCCACTGGTAGGTTAGTAATTCTTTTTAAGGTCTCTTCATCTAAATTATCTGCACCACCTAACTGGATATGGACTAGGTTTGCGTTGTCTCTCAGGTCATTAACGGGCCTCTGAGGGCCTTTCGTACCGGGCTTGTAGTGAACCGAACTATTCCATTTGTAATCCATAGTCTTCCATTTAAAGCCACCAATTTCTAGCATGGCATGTAGATATGGTTGGTCACAAGTATAAAAAGATGGTAATCCTTTTGTCTGTACCATTCTAACATATTGGTCAAACTTTGTAAACTTATATTTTGCTTTTAATAGACCAAATTTTGAATAAACAACTACACCTGAATTGTAAACTCTTGGAAGACCTTTTTCGTTACGTGGCATTTGCACATTGTAAGTATCTTCAATAAGCTTTACCCATTGTTCATCATTGAAATTATTGATACCACCAATCGTATGTTTGACTCTTGCGTCTGGTGCATTCCACTCTTCACAGATTCCAATCTCATAATCAGTATTACAAAATTGTTCAAAGATATTTTCAGTCAAACCTTCAACCGGAAAGACATCAGTATCAGCAAACATCACATAATCATACTCATGGAAGCTTTCAGTAAAGACTGGTTTGAATGAACCATAATGTGGAGAATATCTACCAAGGTTGGTAACAAACTTAGGTTCATGCTCATAAATATAATCTGATCCAATACGATCAGCATATTCTTTCATAGCCTTACGTCCAGCTTCATTTCCACTGGTGGTAGGTCCATCCCAATATTGATAGATAACTGTTTTCATTTAGAACCCCAAATAACGACCTTTGTAATTATGAATTTTTTGGACAATTTCTTTTTTAACAAATACAACATCCATTTGATTAAATACGCCTTGACGGATTGCGATGTGATCTACACCTGATGGAATAAAGCCATGATCGTATAACGTATCAAAGTACGTACTTAATTTTGGTGCACCTTCATTATAACGACTAATTGGCATTTCAGTTACTAGAATTTTACAGTGTTCCAAAGCTGTTGGGCCGCCATTCATAATATCTACTTCTGCACCTTGAGTATCCATTTTGATAAAATCAGGTAAAGGTAGAAGATTTTCAGTAATCATTGTATCTAATTTTTTAGTCTTTAGTTTAATTGAATTGCCTTCAGTATAAGCCGGAGTCAATTCTCTATAATAACTATGACCAGTATTTTCTTTTTTAAGTCCATCATTTAAGATGTAGAAATCAACTGTTTTACCATCCTCATCAGATAATACCTGATTAAAAAATCTATCTTTGAGACTACCAATCATAGGTTCTATAGAAGGATTGAAATCAATTTTTGGATTTGCTTCAAACATAATAAATGCTGAATCTTTTAAATGTGGCTTATATGATTTAAACCATCTTCCATCGTTCGCACCAATGTCATAAACAGTATTAATTTTATGACCATGTTTTTCTAATTCTCTTATAAGAGCCAAAGTATTTCTATCTGTAGTTCCTGAAATCATATTACCACCTTGGGGATGTCAAAATATTTGCGGGGTTCAAATTCTCTTTCATTTGTTTGGCAATGAATTTTACATCCTGAATAAGGCCTTCAGAAAGAGTAATTGGATTAAAGCCTAAAGATTTGAGACCTTCATTCTTTACGCTTAGTTCGTTTTCTTTTAATTCTTTCCGTGGATTATCCAAGAATTGAATTCGTTTTTCATCCTGTTCAGCAACAATATATGCAAGTTCTTTTACAGATCTTACTTCAGATACTTGGTTGAATATTCTAACTTTATTCTCTTTGGATGGATTCTCAATAGCTAGCTTTACACAGTTGGCTGTATCTCTAATATGGATAAAGGCTCGTTGTTGGCCACCAGTTCCATACACAGTAATATCATTACCAGTTGCAGCCTGAGAAATAAATCTATTTAATACCGTACCATAAATGCCATCATAATCAAATCTATTAATTAGATTTTCATGCAACATAGTTTCTAAAGTTTGAGTTCCCCATACAATACCTTGATGTAGATCTGTAATCTTTAAACCCCAATTCTTATTATAGAATTGAAATAGAATTTGATCCAATGATTTAGTCATATGGTAAACACTACCGGGTTGTGTAGGATATAAAACATCCACATCTTTTTGAGTAGAGTTTACTTTGATATTTAAATAGCCTTCAGGAATATCTCCAAAGTCTTTATTGTAACCATACACACCCATAGTCCCAAGGTGAACAAGATGAATATTAGGATCAGTATCAACAATAGCATTCAGTACGTTATGAGTTCCTGTTATATTATTATCTACTGTGTATCTACGTTCTTTCTGGCTAATCATAGAATATGGTGCTGCGCGTTGTTCTGCAAAGTGAACAATAGCATCAGGTTTATATTCTTTTATTTTTTGTTGTAATAGATGATAATCCTTTGCAATGTCGCAATGGAAGAAATCTATATAGCCACCTTCATGTTGTTCATTAATAAAGTAATTAGCCGTCTTAATTCGATCAGTAATCGAAGCAATATTTGTTAATGAATTACTGGATAAATCATTATCAATATTACGTCTAGATAGATTATCAATAATTAAAACATCATGGTAGCTATTTGCTAGTTTCAAAGCCGTTGGCCAACCACAAAAACCATCACCACCTAATACTATAATTCTCATGTAATATCTTTCATCAGTTGTTCTACATTCTCACCACGATTAGGTAGTAAATCTTTTAAGAAGAAATGCACAAAATTACATTCCTTGATTTTTGTGTTGGCACTATAGAGACCATTCCATTTCCAGTCCATGTGTTTAATATTCATTTTCTCTTCACGAATCCACGTATTAAGAAGAGTTTGGTCAGTAGACCATTTCCACGGGCCAAGACCATCAATGAATGGTTTAAATCTTGGCCGGCTTAAAAACTGTTTTGGAGTTTCACCATTTAAATATTTTTCAATAGATTTATTTAAAACCATAACCCCCATATTCATAAACTCAGCGCCAAGGATATTCCATTTCCAATCTACATTCTTAATAGTACCATATTGCATACGAGAATAGTTTGAGATTTTTTGTTTATACTTTTCAGTAATAGGCATATCTCTTTCAACTACAGCACCAAAATGATATTCATCTCCAACTTCATCAAAGATTGATTCATTGCACTCTGGTCTAATCCACACATCTGCATCTATTACAGCTATTTTATCATATGTTTTAAGGTATGTAAAGGCATTTTCTTTTTCATAGATAGGAAGAAACCCACCATACTTCATATACGATTCATTTGATCTATTAGTCTGAAAAATATCAGGCTTAATCATAAGAATAGGTTGTCGCTGTTGAATATATTCTGCACCAATTCGTTCTGCATATTCTGCCACGCTGGATGTGCAATGATCGTATAGCTTAGACCGCTTTCCGGTGTATACTTGATAAATCAATGTTTTCATAATCTTGGCCTATAAATGTTCTATTAGGATTTTTGTGGTCTATCGTGTTTAATCCATCAATATTTATCTGTTCAATATAATGATAGTCGTTCATTTCTTTTTGGCGTTTGAAATTCAACACAGTTCCTATATGCCCATCGCTATTTTGCCATATAGGCTTCACCACTGCTTGTGCTACAAGTCTTTCTGCGACAGTTTGAGTGATATAATATCCGGATCCTGGAGCTAAATGAATACCTATCGGATCATAATCTCTATTAATAAAGGATAAAAATTTATAACCTTCTTTTGACATGTCTGGTAAAGGTTTTACTAATTTAGAATCATGCTCTAAAATAAGGATTGGTTTTTTTATTTTTACACATTCACACCACAATTCAAAATGGCTGTACCATACTGCTTTTTCAGTAGAAGTAAATTCTCTTTTTCTACCAGCGGTTTTAAAACCAAAATCAATCTTTGTCTTTTTATATAAATCTTTTGGTGTGACCGCTTCAAATTGTTTTACTTCATATTCTTTCCATGATGGAAGCACTTCTCTTTTATACATTTCAGAAATAGGATGGTGCTTCATAGAGATCATATAGATTTCAAAATAAGACATTTATTATAATTTAGTCATAGCAAAATATTGATATTTTTGTGACGGGTCTTCTATATCTAGGTTGTAATAAGAAATCATTTCACCGTCAATAGGTCCTGTGATTTCTTTCTGAAGTAGTCTTTGTTTAAATAATGTTCTGGCTTTTAAAGGAGTGATATAGATTCCAGAAGTTGGCTGGGATTTTTTTCTATTATTTAGATTTAAATAAAAGCCTAAAATTTCAAAATCTTTAGTTTCTATTTTATTTGATATATCTTGTACTAATTCATTTCCAGCAAAAGTAATAATAACAGGTCTTGTTTCTTTACGGATTTTTTTCAGAATCATTGCAAAAGAATACCATTTGCATTTTTCAATATAGAGATCTCGATTTATTCCATATTCGCCACCAAACTTTAATCTAAATCCATTGTCTTTTTCAGGATTTGCATACGGCTGATATCGAATACTTTCATATCCAAATCTTTTAAAACTATTTGCAGTTTTAATTTTTTGAATTTGATTATTCATATTTTCAGGATTGAAAATAATATAAACCAATGTATCTTTGCGTAAATGGAAAACTTCTTCTACACTCATCTGTAATCATCCAAGTTAAAATTTGTACCGTGCATTTTATAAAGATCTCTTTCATGGTTTGTATAAACTAATACTTCAGGATCATCAATTAAGAAATCACAATCATTGCAGTAAGATGGCCAGTTACCCATCTCATGATCTTTACGTAGCTTATTATATTTATCCCCGTACCAGATGTCTTCTAGAGAATTCTTTGATAAATGACCTAGTACAGCTTCATCATCTCTTCCAAGTACTTGGCAGCAAGGATGAATAGCCCCAACGTTCCCGCCGATACCACCAGCGCGGATAACAATATCAGGGCTGAAGGGTCTTCCGCAAGTTTTCTTTTGGCCCACTCTTTCATAATTTGGATCATATACTCCACTCCAATTATGCATCTTCCAAATTTCGGTCTTTACGCCAGCACCTTCAACAATCTTACGATATTGTTCTACTTCATAATCTATATTATCATTATCAAGAATCAAATGATATGTCGCCACAACACAATCTGATAATGTGGCGTAAACATAAGCCGCTGTTTCTTCTAAATTATATTTAACAGTTTTGAAAGAACTACTATTCATCCATTGGCGATAAGTCTCTTCATCATAACCAATCATTGAAAATCGAATAAAATCAGCACCAGCGTCAACAACCTCATGCATAAACTGACCTGTCATACGAAATCCATTTGTAAACATAAATGCCTTAGCACCGTACTTCTTTACAATTGCAACATATTCTGGTAAGTTACGATTTAGTGTTGGTTCACCAGAACCTTCAAGGTTAACTACGTTTAAACCTGCTTCTGCGCATTGAGCCACATAGTCTTCAAATACATCCAGTGGCATCTTCTTTAACCAGTTTTTGCCACGAGCACCATGTGTTCCATCTTCATTTGTTTGTGGACACATTTGGCAAGTATAGTTGCAACCACCATTAATTTCTATTACTGCACGATCAATATGCATTTACCATCCATTCACAAATCTATTAAAAACGTTTTTATAATTTTCTGCTTTTTCTGTAGCTGATTCTATCATATATTCTAACTTATGTAAATCTCTTTTTACATAAAAATCTCCATCTTTTATCCACAATGCTGCTGGAGTGTGCCATCGAGTAATATTGCTATTACTAAAAACAATATGAGGCTTAAAGAAATTCTTTGCTATGTAATGCCACATACCTTCATACGATATGCAGCATTCACAAGTTCGGATATGATAGACCACTTCAGATATTGGAGTTCTATAATCTATTTCAACTACATTATATCCAAAGTCATTTAATCTATCTATAAGTCTTATCCATTCATGATCCAGCATAGGTAATTTATATCCGGATAATTGTTGGGCTGCATTAAATGTTGGTCGCCATAATACAATTTTACCATATTGTGGAGTGGTATTTAATGTTGGATCAAATCCCCAATATCTATATAATTCTGAATTAGATCTTCTTTGTACTCCAAAATACTTTTTTTGATATACTTTAAAATCTTTACTATTGAAGACATGCTCTATATGGACTATATCTTTCCACATATAGAATTGATTGATATATTTTACTCTTCCATCTACAGATTCTGGATCTTCATAATGATAATAATGGTCTTCTGGAAAATGATAATGAATCTGAAGTTTAGTTGGCTTTTGATTTACAAAAGCTCTCATATAAGCAATATTCATACCATACATTGAATCGCCAATACCCACTGTTGTTTTCCAACGTATAGTATCTACACCATAGTTATCTCTCCAATTCCCGACCCAATGATTCCAAAGATCCATAATATAGATTAATCTCTTTTGCTAGTTCCATAGCTGTATCAAAATTTTTACGGAACCGATTGTTCTTATGTCCATTATTTATAAAATAGTTAATACTATCAATATCACTCTGGTAGCTCGGTAAATCAAAAGTTTTCCGATATGATACTAATTCTTCGTATTGGAATCTCTTAGATAAAACTTCAAACAGAGTCATAGTGGCCTTCCATTTTAAATAATCCCATGATACTAGGAGTGTTTGCATAATATTTTGCGACTGAACTATATTTTATATTTGTATAAAAATAATATTTTGGATCGTATTTTATATCAAACAATTTGTAGGTTCTTTTGCAAGCAAGTCTAACATCGTATAATTCAATATTATCTACTAGAATATAGCGAGGTTTTATTTTCATACAAGATTTTAAATCTTTTTTAGGGAAATCATCAATGTGTTTGCCATCAACAAAAATTAAATCAATATCAGTATGCCTATGCTCATTTCCCCAAATAGGTTCTTTATAAAATGTATGTTGCGGCCAATACTTTTTAATCTGTCTTGCATTTTTTTCTGATACAACATTTGGATCGTAGCTTACTAAAGATTCCAAATTTTTAAATACAGTCATCATCACAAGAGATGCATGTCCTGCCCACATTCCAATTTCAATTACTTTCTTTGGATTAATTATTTCTTGCATCTCAATCCAAGGATTAATCATGTCTGGATTATTTAAATCAGTTCCACCCCATTCATCTTTTGGATAACGTAAGTAATGATCGTCAATGTTTAAAATGTTTTTCGCCATAACTTTGTATTAACTCTCTATCAACTTGATAACTCACATTGGTTGCTATAATAGTTTTTCGTGTATTACTTTTTATTATAGGAGATCTATGTACTAAAAAAGTTGGAAAAAATATTAGCTGGCCTTCTTTCAAAGGAATATCATAATGTAAAAATTCAGTCGCTTCTGACATTTCAGGTAGTTCTAAATAATATACTACTGCCCAATGTCCGTTGTGTTGATGCCAACCAAAATCTGAGTTTTGAGTATATTGTTGAAACCAAGGTTTTATTTTTTTATATTCTGGTTGCAACCCGTATATTTCAGCAACTTCCATTACATATGGATATATTAATTGTTCAAATAATTTTTCATATGTTTTTGGTACATTCATAGGATAGTCATACAGATAACCTTTTTCATTTGGCTCTATATTATTTTTCTCTATCATCTCTTCTATAGATTTCAAAAGCAGAGGTTTATACTGCTCATGACCTTCTACATCAAACACATGGATATGATCTGGAAGCTTAGGCTGATTCTCCAGTAATGTATTCATATATGTATTCCCATTTAGAAAAGGTTGGAAAATCTTCGTTATGCATGTTGTGAGCATGTTCTACAACAAGACTTTCTAATCCAAGACTATCGCCTAATTCAGCATTTTCTAATTTATCTTCAATCCAAATCAATCCGGAATCAGCATAAGGTGCAAGAACATTGTCTTTATCAGCTCCAGTATCTTCAAAAATAAACTTAGTAAATGCAGTCTCACCAAATAGCTTTTGAGTATTTTGGATACGAAGCTTTTGAGCTGATTCATCTTTGGACAGAGATGTAATCATATGAAAAGTATATCCATGCTTACGGTGTAATAGATCTACGTAATACATGGCATCACGTAGCGGTGGTAAGAAGCCAATGGCTGCAGATTCATTAAACATCTTACACATTAGCTTTTTTGTTTGACGATCTAATCCATACCGATCGCCCATATCATAACATTCTTCACCACCATCAACCATTTCATAGCCGTGGCTTTGCATCCAAACATTAAAAGCATACTCCCAATTCATGAGTACGCCATCGCAATCAGTAAGAATTACCTTGTTTAAATTGTTCATCATATAGTTCTCCTTCATTATATTGGTATTCTAACACATCTTGAGGAGAATGTACATAGTTTTTTTCAGATTTTGATTCTTTGATACGAAAATCTTTTTCTTGAGATCGTGTTTTGTTTCTACCACGTTTTTTATTGCGGGGATCAAATCTAGAATATTTTGCCATTTACCTTTCCTAATAACCTAGCATTTCTTTTGTCATAATATAATCTCGGACAAAGTCTGATCTTACAATGTCTTCCCATCCGAAATTAACAATAGTAAAGTTCTTAAGCTGTTCAACAATCTGTAAGAACCTTACAATTCCTTGTTTATCATCATCAAATTTAAAATCACTTTGTTTGTAATCACCACTAAATATAATTTTACTATGACGTCCAACGCGAGTAATTACAGAATCTAATTCATGAAAGTTTAGGTTCTGCATTTCATCAACAACTATAATCGTATTGTCAAATGTTTGACCGCGAATAAACGATGTAGATTCAAATTGAATTTGATTTGCTGATACCATTTTATTATATGAAGTCTTATCTCCAAAAAGCTCATGGCAGATAGATTTATATGGTGTGGTAAAAGCTTCTTCTTTTGCTTCTTTATCTCCTGGTAAATAACCCATCTCTCTTGTGGGGACCATTGAGCGTACAATAACTAGTTTATCCCATTCAGTTTCTTTATCTAAAACATCTTCTAATGCCAGATAAAGAGCCATAAAGGTTTTACCAGTACCGGCAGTACCAGTTAACACTAAGTTATCACCATCATCCCATGATTTATATGCAATTTCTTGATTTTTTGTGAGAGGATCAAACTGGAGTAAATCATCCAATTTGACTGACATAGAATTGTTAACAGACTTTTGTCGTTTCATGTGTTCATTTTATTACGAGGAGAATTTTTAGAAATTTTACCAAGAACATCTTTCCATCCGTCCCCAGCTTTGTTTACAGTCATTCCATGTTGACTAATAAATTTTGCAGTAGCTAGCTTTTGAGTCCACTCTCCTGTGGCTAAGATTTCTTCTCGTTCCGCTAAGGAAAGAATCATTTCTTTCTCTTCACCGGTCTCATTATTAATCATTGTGTATGATGGCATTTGATTTGTGTGGGGGACCGAAGTCCCCCATGTCCTTTCCTATGAAACTTGTTCCAATCTTGATTGTAGAAAATCACGTTTTCGTTTTAACTTTGAAAGCAGGTCTTTATTATTTTTTTGTTTTACCCTCTCCATATAATTAGTTAATTCCAATAAATCGTTTTTAAGTCTATCAAGTTGGATTTTACTCATTTATACTCCTATTTAAAGTTATTTGAGAATTAAGTTTGGAAATGCCTCCTGTACTAGTTTCTTGGTTATACCCTTAATTGGCATCTTTTTGTTAATCATACCAACAAGGAGCTCTGCATCTCGAGGATGAATTGACTCGAGAATATCTAAAAACATCTTTTCTCTTTTTGGCTTAAGCATTCTATCACCGGCCCCGCCTTTTACAAAATAAGCTAATTTCTTATTATGTTGAGTCCAGTTTGAAGGATGAGATTCAGCTGCTGCGGGTTCATAAGGAACTTTTCCTTCTGGTAAAAGCCAAACAATTGCTTCATCAAAAGTACCACGAAGAAGATCTTTCAGTGGCCAATTGTTTTCTTCTTTTCTGAGAAGTTCAATCTTTTCAGCTTTAGTTTTCGTTGATGAAATTTTTTCTAGTATTTCAAATGTATAAAATGTGGTTTTGTTTACCATCTCAAATGAAGTCCTTTACGTCTTCTAATAATCTACGACATCTTTTTTCTACAAGATAGTTAAACACTTTGCTTTTGTTTTGTGTTTTATCTTGATTGTCATAAGTATATATAATTTCTTTTTTTAGTTCTTCAGGTGTAAATTCTAAACTAATAAGTCTCATATTACGTTCGACATTACGTTTAATTTCTGGACCTTGAGAACTAGGATCTTCCATTAATGCTTCCATGATTGGCCGTCTTAGTGGCGTTTGGCGAGAACCGTCAACAAAAACATTGTCGCTAGAAAGCACATTAGGT